ACTGAGGCTATTCAAGCCATATCTATGTTGGAAAAGAAATTAGGAGCAGAAAATGTCAGTAAATAAAGTTATTTTAGTAGGCCATGTAGGTAAGAATCCTGAGACTCGTGCATTTCAAGACGGCACAGGTGTTACCAGTTTTAGCTTGGCAACGTCTGAAAAATATAAGGATAAAAGTGGCAATTTGTCAGAACAGACTGAATGGCACAACATTAGTTGCTTTGGTAAGTTATCAGAAATTGCTTCTAAATTGGTTATTAAAGGCACTCAGTTATATATCGAGGGCAAGATTAAAACAAATAAATACACAGATAAGTCTGGTGTAGAAAAATATGCAGTAAACATTGTAGCAAGTAGTTTGCAGTTGTTGGGAAGTAAGGAAGCAAGTAAGGAGAAAAGCCCATCTGTTGACGTTGGAGAAATAAGTAATTATGCCTCTAAGTCTTTAGGTGATATTGACGAGAATTTACCGTTCTGAGGAAGTTATGGATAATATGATTCGTGAATATGCGAAGAATAATTCTGACACGTTTACGCTGTTGTTTGGTGTAGATGAAGAACGTACTGTGTATCAATTTGATCAAGTCGGACTTAACAGATTTGTTAATCAAGTGATACAACGTACTTCTGAATTGTCAGGAAAAATCGTCTATTCGTAAAGATTATTAACTTTATTAAAATTTCATGCACTTGCGTGAAGGGATAGTGTTCACTTTAAAGGGAAAAAAATGAACTGTAAGACCTGTAAATATTGGTATAGTCCAAAAGGATTTGATGCAATGGGTATCTGTCGTAGGTTTCCACAATCACAAAATAAAGCTCCTGATGATTGGTGTGGTGAGCATACAGAACCAGTTGTGTTTATTAAAAAGGTGCAACAATGACTGCAAATGAATTAGCTGATAAATTAATCAATAATCTTACTATGGAATACGATTGCGATAAATATATGGAACAAGCGGCCACCATGTTACGTCAACAACAATCTGAAATAGAAGCGTTGAAGAAAGAAAATGAAGACCGAGAATCTGCTATATATGCAACAGGTTATTGGAATGGTATTGCTAAAAAAAATGAACGTGCATAAAGGTGTAGATTTGTACGAAAAAGTTTACCGATAAGTAATTTTGTATCAAAAAGTGTGTTAATGTACGAAAAAGTTTACCGTTCGGTATTCATGAATTTTGAATTAATGTGTGGTTTGTTAAACATTTTGTACAGTTGTTAATGTTTTTGTGTAATTTAAGTTTAAATTTTAAAATATCATAAAGGGAAAATATGATCATCACAGCAGAAAGTAATTCAGCTCATTGGTACACAGCCGATGGCCAACCTAGTTATACACGCATTGCCAAGAACGGTAATGTACGCAATACAACGCTTGCAGATGCAAGAAAAGAGGGATTGCTGCCAAGTGTTACAACTATTATTGGTGGAGTTTTAGCAAAGCCAGGTTTAGAACGGTGGAAACAAGAACAAGTGTTATTGGCTAGTCTTACCTTACCTCGTGGAGAAAACGAACTTGAAGCTGATTGGTTAAAGCGAGTGACGGAAGATTCAAGGACTACTGGAAAAGATGCTATGTCAAGAGGTACGGCCATGCACAGCGTGTTAGAAGCATATTTTACGCAAGTATATTTGCCTGAGTACCCAATGTATACACATAGAACAGAAACGGCATTGAGAGACCATTTTGGTGATCAGTTTTGGCATTGTGAAAAATCCTTTGCTCATCCTCTTAAATATGCAGGGAAGTGCGACTTGTACAGCGATGAGGGTATTGTTGTAGATTTTAAGACAAAAGAATCCCTTAAAAACGCTGCAGTTTATGATGAACATATTTTACAACTTTCTGCGTATGCACATGGATTTAATATGCCAAATGCAAGGTGTGCCATTGTATTTGTCAGCGAAGATGAAACACAAATTCATGAAATAGACCATGATGATTTACAAAAGGGATGGAAAATGTTTCAATGTTTATTAAGTTATTTCCAATTAAAGAACAATCTCAGTCAGGGGCAGTAGGGGTTTACTCCCTTTTTCCCCAATCACGTTGCTGTCCCTGACTATCTCTGTTGTATTTTTGCACTTAGGGTTTGTCCCTACTTGTATAGTTAACAAAACTTAATTATAGTTATATTCATGCAGTACACATTAACGCATTTAAAGGGAAAAATAAAATGCAAACATTCATAGAAGCAGTTATTGGAGCAGTTGTAGTATTTGGCCCAGCATTGGTTTGTTGGATTTTAGTAAGGGGATTCTAATGAGCTTATATAACATTATGTCTACAGGCACATCTTTTGATTCTTGGTTAACTACAGATACAGAAGCAGAACGTCATGCAAATTCTGAAGATGCAATCAATGCACGTGTAAAAGAATTATGCAATCACAATGCTGACTACGACCATACATTGTTTGAAAACTTTAGCCAGGATGTATTTTCTGCAACAATTGAACAGGCAGAGTCAATTGAAGATTATTTAAAATCAAAAGACTTTGAAAAACTTGGTCGTTTGTTATGGTGTATCTCAGTTGAGAGTCGTGAGAAATTAGCAACAATACAAGCTCAAAACGAATTTGAGAACGGAGAATTAAATGATTGAAGATGCCGAATATTGGAAGTCTATGTTTGAAAAAGCCATGACTGAACTAGATAAAACAAATGCCCATCTGAAAGAAATGTCAGATCAGTTGCGTGAATTAGAAACTAAGTTATTAGGAGGGCCGACTAAATGAAACTAGCAGCCCTTTTTATATCAACTTTTATCTGTGGGTTTGTTATATATTTAGCAGAACTACCTACCCAAAAGGTGTACGACTGTAAATATGTATCTTACCCAAATGCAATAGACATCCCTCAACACGTTATTCACGAATGTCACAAAAGGAACTTAACATGACTCAACATCAAATTATTGTAAAACTAGCCAAGAAACGCTGGATTAGCCCTATAGACGCATTTAAAGAAGGCGGCGGTATGAAACTATCAACTAGAGTTGGAGAGCTTCGTAGAGCTGGATATACCATATTAGATAAATGGCATCCATCTAAGTCTTTTAAACTTTATAAATGCGTAGGAGAACCAAAATGACACCAGCAAAGATATTTGATCAGCAGCGATTTGTTTGGGTAAAACCTGAAGCTACCAATATTATTAAAACTTGGGAACGCTTTGGTTTTATCCGACCTTCTAAAAACCCTTTTTTCCTTGAGAAATGGAAATACTATAAGGGTTAAAGCATCTTTAATGCTTCTTGCTTTTCACGTTCAACACGATTTAACCATCCTTTACCAAACGTAGCTAACGTGGAAAGTGATTTATAGAATGAAATCTTAGAGTTACTAAACTTTTCAATTAATTCTTTAGCGTCAGCTTCTTGTAATTTTTTTAACGTATTAAGCCCTATTGATCCATCAGCCACAGTACCCAATGAAGTCTGCAATACTTTAATAGACCGACCAGTTCCAGCATTAACACCAAAACTAAACACCAAAAAATCTAAACCAATTGGCAAATCATCGCCATGTACGGCATCCCAATAATTCTTCTTATATAGTGGTTTAACTTGGTCTTGGGTAAGCTGTTTCATGTCATCAACTGTGACTGAATGCTTAACCCATGCTTCCCAAACGGTTTTAGTAACACCCCAGTTAGTAGCCCCACCTGCGTCTCGACTATCATTAACGAATCCGCCTTCTGATTTAATCATTTCAGCAAATGACTTTTCCCAATTACTTTGCATTTTTTTTCATTTCCATGATTTTTTCGAGAGTACGACCACCAAAGTAAAATGACATAATCAACATACCCCATTGACCTAATAATTCAACGTAATTGTTATTAACTTCAATATCCCATGCAGACATCATTGCAAATACAGTATATGCAATTAATATAAACACTAAAGTCATTGGTCGAATATTCTTAGATAACCAAGAATCACTAGCCATATCTGCTTGTTGACGCTTGGTAATTTCTTGTTGCTCATTCATATCAGCTTGCAACTGGGCTAACTCACCATTCTGCTGCATTTCTAACAGTTTAATTTGAGCTTCTTGTTTTGCTTGTGGATCAGGAACAAATTTATCTACAAGTTTCAGCCCTACACTTAAAATATCATCTATTCCAAACATTATTTTTTATTCCAAAGTTCAAACAACGATTTAACTTTTTCTTCTAACACACCAATGCGTACATCCATCTTAGCCAAAGCAACGACTAAGGTTATAAACCCTAAAAATAATGGCCATCCTTTTTCTAAGATTTCTAAAGTATTCATTTGACGGCAAAATAATGTGAAATAAATCCAACTAAAGAACTAATAGCAGATACAATCATCATGCCAGCCCATAGGCCACCTTTTGATTTATTGGCAAGTGCTAAAAGAGTTTTGACATCATCACGCAACTCTGAAACTTCACGTTCCATAGTTTCCATCTTTTGCCACATAACTCCTACCTTAACTGGATCAATTTCAGACATAATTATTCATCCGCAGGTAATGGTTCGTTGCCTTCTGCAAGCCATCTTAAGTATGCTTGGTAGTCTGTGTTGTCAGAATCCAATGGTATAAATGCGTTATCTGATAAACGAATAAAACTTTCAATGTTTGTACTTGATTTATATAATTGATACATTTTATAACTCCGCAGACATGGTTATTGAATCCACAAAATATCCAGCACCTGTACCGTTTGCAATTCTTTGAAAAGATACTTGTTGAAATGTAGATTGATTAGTTGTTGATGCAGTTGCTGGAAAGTTTGATGCTCCATTTGCTGTATAACTCATTGTTGGCGATGCTCTCATTGCAACAACAAAATTTTTGTACATATAATAAGTAGAGCCACTTGTTACATTTCCTGACCAAATTACATAAGTATCATAAGAATAATATCTTTGACATAAAGATAATTCAGTACCATACGATCTATAATCAAATCCTGTAGCATAACTTCCAACTTCTAATTGAACACCTGTGATGTAGAATGTTGCACCACTTGTGCCGACTACAGATGTTGCTCCTGTGGCATTTCTATAATCACCTGCACCCCATGAGCCTGCCGTTGTGCTAAATGTAGAACCTTGACCCAATCCAAATAAAACATCTAATCCTGTGCTTGAACCTGTTGCCCATGTACCAGTCGTATCGCCAGCGATTGTGATTGAAATTGTTGTCCAAGTATTTGCCGTAGGAATGGAATAACTAAACGCATAACTTCTATTTTGAGCATTGTTTTGTAAAGCCCCACCAAATGTACCTGTTAATGAACTATAAACTTGAAAACTTAAAGTAATTGTTTTAGCAGTAGCTAATCCATAATTTAAATCAGATACGTTAAATCCTTCAATTCTTTGCCCAATAGTAAATGTATCTGTTGATAAAACAGAATAAGCAGAAGCAGAAGTTATGCCGAGATAATAAATAAAATTAGCAGGGGGAGAAGTATATAGTTGTTGTACTGTATATTTAGAAGCAACACTATTTCTTGAATAAAATCTATCTATTGGATAAGATAATCCTGAAGATGGAGTTACAGAAGAACCAGCATTATATTGTGATATTTTAAATTCACCATTAATAATACGATTTTTAAATGCAGAAGCATTACCTGCACCTAATTGCGTACTACCTATAGTTACTTGTGGAAATGTGCCACTAGCAGCAGATTTACTTGCTAAAGTTTGCACTACGTTACTAGAATCTTTATAAAATAATTTACCATCATTGGTATTAATTGCGAGTTCGCCTGCAACTAAATTTCCAGCACTAGGAGTTGCACTAGCTGTCGCTGAATAATAAAGACTGATAGGCGTATAGTTTGTTTGTGCCATTAGTATGTTCCTCCAAAGATTCCTGTTGTTGCAGTAATTGTAGTACCTGTTATCGTTCCTGCGTTAGTAATATTATTTGTACCCATTTGTAATGCACCTGTCATTGCTGTTTGACCATCTGCTGCTACTGATCCAGTCAATGCGTTAGCAATATCAGTTAATGTTGTATTAGCCCATGTAGATGATATCGTTGTTCCTGTTACAACAGGATTACCTGCTGGTAAACTGTACGTTCCTGATCCGTTGCGACTCATATTATTCTCCTTGATTCATTTTATTAGCTTGATTCAACATAAGCAATCTTGCTAAATTACGTTGCTGTGGTGTTATTGCATTTGCCATTTGACCAGCTTTATATGTTGCTTCACCCATAAGTCTAGGTGATGATAAAGGAGCTAATCCTAATAATGCAGGATTTAATGTTCCAGCAGATGTAATTCCAAGTCCACTTAAACTTCCTCTAGCAACCAATCCTTTAGGAGCAATTGAGTTTAATGCTTGACCAGCAAGAGCAGGCTCTAAATTTTTACCACCTTGTGTCTGCAATGTGTTAGCTAATTCTTGTCTATAACCAAAATTTGTATTAGCGTTATTGCGAGACAATGACAATAATTTACGAATAGCTGTATCGTTAGCTGTTTTCTTACCTAAAGATAATGATTTTTCAATTTGTTGTTCAATTTTGATTGCTTCTTCGTATGCTTTCATTGTTTTAGCATAATTAGGATCAAGACTAACAATATGATCATAAACTTTGTTTCTAACAGCAGATATAATTCTTTGAGCTTGTGGTAAATTTTCAGGATAAATAGCGTCTAATCTTCTTTTAAGGCCATCTAATCCTGATGCAGTCCATAATTCAGGAGTTTTTTTCCATTTTTCAACTTCAGTTTTTAATTCATTAACTTTATTTAATTCAGCTTCACCAACTAAAGGCATTTCTTTGCCTAAATTAGATACTTTTAAAGTTTTTAATTCTTCATTTAACTTGTTTTCAATAGGCTCAAATTTATAAAATATTTGACCTTTTTTAGTTGTTTCTATGCCTTGACGATATACATCTTGTCTAGTAGCTCTCATGTTTGCTAAAGCAGTCTTAGCATCATTTAAAACTTCTTCAGCAGATACTTCACCACGCATATTTTCTAATAACTTAGTATTGCCTTGCTGACCAGCTTTGTATGCTTCTTTAAATGCTTGTGAACCTGCACCTGTTGTTCCGCCTAATACATAAGGAACACCTTTAGATATATATTTAGCAAGTTGTACTCCACCTGGTATTGCTGCACCAATAGCAGCATTAACACCTGTTCCTAATGCTTTTTCTCCTGCAAATTCTGATGGACTTAAACCTGTTTCTTCAGGAGTTAATACACCTGTTGCTCCACCAACTAATGCACTTTTACCTGATGCTCTTAATAATGTAGGAAGTAAATTTGAACCTTGTTTAATTACTTGTGGTATTACTTTATTAGCTATGCTTAGTGGCATACCAAAAACTTCACCAGCCAGTTCTGCTGGTCTAGTAGTACCATAAGAAAATCCACCTGCCTGTTGATTCATTCCACTTTGTATATCATTACCAACATTTATTGCTCGTTCAATATTAGATAAAGGTCTTTTAACTTTATTGCCCAAAACAAGATCACTTAAATTTATTTCAGGATTTTGTGGATTTAACATTTTGTCAGCAATTTGAGCAATAGCTAATGGTGCTTTGCCAGCTCCTAATGATGCAGATATAGGTGCTGATACAATTCCTGACATTAATTGTGCAGCCATTTTAGGCTTACCTGATATTTCTTCACCATAAGACGTAGTAGTTAATGGTATGCCTTCAGGTGTGTATTGATCTGTATTTAATACATTACCATCAGATTGCTTAGACTTCATAGCATTGTATTGTGCAAATACTTGTTCTTTTGTAGCTGTATCAGGCACATTAGTTATTATTGTTCCATCTGGCATTTTTACATCCATATTAACCTCCTGATGGTAAAGAATTAAAATCTACAACTTTAGGTGTTGTAGGTTTAAATGGATTGCCACGACCTGTTCCTTTAACTTCTTCTTTTTTAGCAATTTCAGGACTCTTGTATGGAGCAATATCTTTAAATGGATCGTAAATAACATTATTAGGATTAGCATTTTGTGAAATAGCTCTATCCTTAAAGTGTGTTTTAAGTCCTTCAAATTGTTGTTTTTGACTTTCAACTAACTTATAAGCCGAATTATCAAAATCAGCTCTTTGAGTTGGGTTTAATCTTTGACCTGTTAATGTTTTATTGTAAAGATTTAATATACGATCAGGTACACCTGCAGCATTTTGAGCTGAAGCTGCTTCGCCTTCACGAACAGTAGAACCTGGATCAAGAATTTTCATGTAACCAAATATTTTAGACATATCACCAGCAGCACTTTCAGGAGCAGAAAGAACTTTTCTATATGCTTGTGCAATTTCAATATATGGTTTTGCTTGTCCTAAAAATGCAGAACTTAATTGATTAGTTGTAGTATCACCTGTATGAACATGAGTGACTGCTCTACCTTCTAATTTATCTTGTCTTACTTTTTGATCAATTGCTTTTAAATCTTGTTCAGTCCATGTTTTAGGATTTGGATTAATTCCTAATCTAAATGCCGCTGTTTTAATTTCATTTGGTAATTCTACTTCTTTAGGTGTTCCTGTTGCAATTACTTCACCTTTACGATTTATAGCAGTTCCACCTTGTGGCAATACTAATGGCGTTTCTTCTTTAAACATATTAGTAACTAATTGTGGAGCTAATGTTTGACCAAATTGTCCTCTTGCTCCCACAGATTTCATTAATGCTTCTGTTGGATTAGTTTTCAAAGAACTTAATATATCTTGTGCTTCTGTTACATTTTGACCACGAAGTAAATCAGCTAACTTAGCAGTTCTAGCTTCATTTTGCTCTGCCATATTGCCACCCATGTAAGCATTTAACAATGGATTAAGCTGTTGAGTAAATGATGGTGCAACATAATGACCTGATACCATTTGTCCTTCAGGTAATTGCTGACCTTTTTGCATGAGTAAATCAGCTATCTTTTTCTGACGTTCTAACGCTAAGTATTCAGGAGCTAATGGATTATCAGCACCTATGCTTGGTAAACTAAATGGATTAGCTGTTGCCATAATTGTTCCTTAATAATGATGCTAATGGATTACCTTGTATTGGTTCTTGTTGACCAAAACTAAATGGATTCTGAACTTTATATATTGGTGGTATAGCCATTGGTGTAAATTGATTTGCTTTTAACAAATTGCCTAATGCTTGAGACTGTTGTAAAGTTTGTTGATTGGGTGTTAATTTTTGCTGACTTGGATTTAAACTTTTAATCAAATTATTAGCACTATTCGCTGCTCTTAAAGCATCTGCAACATCTTTTGCTGACGTTGTAGATGGTGTAGATGGTTCAAAATTAGGTTGAGAACTTAAATCTACAGGAGTCAATCCATTTAATCCTGTTGGTGCTAAAGTATCAGCTAAAGTATTTACTCCTAAACCATTGCCACTACCTATAATACTGCCTGTAGCACCTAATTCAGCACCACCAATACCTGCACCAGTTGTGGGTAATAATGGATTATTTAAACTATTTAATGTTGCTAAATTACTTTCAGCACCACCACCGACTAAGTTACTAACAGTTCCTAAGTTTGCTTGTGCTGTAGGATTTGCAGTAGCGTAATAAGAACTTAATGGATCACTAGCACTAGCACTTAATGATGTACCTGCACCTAACTGTGCTGTTCCTTCTCCTGCTATTTCACCAGCTAAAGCACCAGGCATTACTGCGTCTGCACCTGCCACTCCTGCTCCAACTCCTGCACCAGTACCTGCTTCTGCTGCCAATCCTGCTTGAATTGCAGCGTCAGCTTCTAAAGCAGCTAATTCTGATCCTGCTGCTGCACCTACACCTGCACCAAAAGCACCTAAAGCTGCTGCACCACCTAAAGCGGCTGCACCTACTGTCACCCATCCACCAGGCACATTGTCATTAACAGCATCATCAATATTAGCAAAAGTTTCGCCTGGATTAGATACAACAGGCGTTTCATCTAGTTGATCACTTGCCCATTCAACAATATCGCCACCACCTTTGTAAAGACAGATTTTGCCTTTAATGCCGTTGTGCATAAAAGCTCGAATAGGTAAATCAGGTATGTCATGAAATTTCATACAATAGCCATCCATTTATATTTAAGATTGTCTGATGGCAATATTTCAACATCTAAGTTTTTAAGTAACTGTAGTGTTTGAGTGGGTTCATCTTTGCCATAAACAGCTTTAATATCTGATGCACGAATTTTTTTTATAAATTGAATTAATGCTTTTGCTACTTTAATAGGAGAATCTACTGTATATAAGTGCATTTCTACAGCACCATTACCAATTTTAAATAACAATAAAACTGAGTTATTTTCTTGCAATACAATTACTTTTTTTTCTTGTATTGCTTGAGACAATAAATTCAAGTCAGCAGTAGGATCACCACCATTGTTTGTTACATCAGCAGTTATGATTTCAGATGGTTTCATAATTTAAAAATAATTAGCTATTTGTGCTTCATCTGCAATTTGTTGATTAACACCATAATCTTTAAAATATTTATATAAGTCAGATAATCCACCTGCAGCTGTACCTAATACACTACCTGTTCCTGTTCCACCCAATAATGCACTAGAACCTAATCCTAATAATCCGTTCATTTGTGCTGTTTGTTGTGCCATTTGAGCATTTGCTTTAGCAATATCAGCAGCGTTAGCAGTTGAATATGCACCTAAATAATCTGGTGCAGCAACAGCAGCTTGTGTATAAGGATTAACATAATTAGGTGTACCTAAAGCCTTTACATTAGAAGCAGTTGTATTCTGTAAGCCTTGTGCAGCTAAACCTGTGTTCATGCCATTAATAATTGCACTTGTTAATAAGTCGTTTTGTTCCTGACCTAATACTCGTTTAGCGTTTTCATACGCTTGTGAACCTGGCATAATGCCTTGATTTGCTAATGCTTGGTCTGACATTTCATTTTGATGTGCAATCTGTGGTTGTAACCTAGACATAATTGCATCTGAATACGTTTGTCCTGGATTAATGCCATAAGCAGGAGTATTTAAACTAGCTTGTAAGTTACTTAAAGATGTATTTGTTAAGTTTTCTAATGGTTGTGATAACGTCTGGTTTGCTGACCAAATAGGATTACCGTTAGCATCTGTTCCTGTCTGTGAATACTGTAAGCTACCATAAGGAGTGTTTTGATTAACTCGATTAGCAGCAGTTGCTACTTGTGCAGCGTTAATATTACCTTGATTTGTTTGTTGTGCAGCTTGAATATATGGATTTGTTGAATTTAAATATGGGTTAGTACCATACGGATTCTGCGTAAGTGTAGTTTGACCACTTGTCGGTGCTTGCATATTAGGCACACCATTAAAACTCTGTGGTAATGCCATTCCTGACATCAGAGGTGTGCTTTGATCGAATAAACCCATATCTTTCTCCATTAAGAAAAACCAAGTATTCGGTCAATACCGTTATTTTACTTGATTTTTTACTAAAAAACTACAATATGCCACCAGGTTCAAACACAAAATCTGTTGATGCCCAATGTACTTCAATGTTTTGCGATGCAATACTCAAGTTAAGTCCTGCACAATAACCAATACCTGTTACACCTTGCCAATCTTTATTGACTGTTAGTGTTCCACCCCATGTAGCTTGATCCCATAAACTTGTATCCCATGTACCTACTGCATAATTACTAGGATTGAACTGTACTGCACCTAAATTATTCTGTTCTTGAAAGTCTATACTGACGTTCGCTAAGATACTAGGCACACCGTTATCAGTTAATAATGTAGGTCTTACTAATGTAAATCGTTTATTTTGACCACGCATATCAAAGTAATTATAGGCTTGTTGCACTTGACCTGTTATGTTTGAACCATTGTCGCTATTTGTGTTCCAAAACTTGCCTATATAGTTAGTTGAACCAAAATAAACTTGATCATTTTGTATCTCAAAACAATAGGCTTCAAAACCTGTAAATCTTGCCCATGACTTTGTAATTGTGTGCATGACATATTGTTCCATTCCTGTTGATGTCGGAATGTTTAATATCAACATATTCTCACTAGCAAAATACATGATTTGCCAACCAAATAATGTTGAATAATTAGTTGCAGCTACGCTAACTGCGTAGTAAATTTTATCTGTTAGATTTATTCGTGGATCAAGTCGTGATGATTGCAAAGCAGAAGCTAATGGAACTAAACCATCTTGTGTTAATAACAATAAATCGCCACCCCATTTAAAAAAACATCTTCTATTAAATGTTTGACCTAATTGCCACACGCCTTTTAATGCCCAAGTAGCAGGATCTGTTGGATCTGTACCGTTATAAACAATAATTTCGCCCATATTAGTAGCAAATACAGCATAATCGTCAGCACCTTGACCTGCATCAATTGTCCATGTACCCATTGCTTGTAAATAGCCACCATTTCTTGCTATTGCACCAAAATCTAATGGATTAGCAGCACCTGCAATCGAATTTACAGGCAAATACCATACTTTTAATGTGTTTTTTTCAGTAAAATACAACCTGTTTTTAAACAAGTTGACATTCACTAAATTAGACGAAGTAACACCTGTAATCGTTGGCGTTGTCCAAGTTGTGCCATCAAACACTCGCACAGAATCAACACCGTTACATATAACAAGATAATGCCCACCTGACGTTGTGATATTAACGTGTTGCCATTTATCGCTTGTTAAACCTGTTACTGAGCTAGAAGCTGTTGCTCCTTGTACGTTATAGATAACAGAACCGACTGCTGCGAATAATATCTGACTAGATGGCCCAGCCCAATTCATTAAAGAATTAGCTATACCTGTAAAACCTGTCGTTCTTTTAGTGAAGCCTTTACGAAATTGAATATCTGTTGGTGTAGGAAACCAATTAAGCATAGTTACAGCATCCATAGGATCCATGTTTGCTAATGAATCTCTTGCGTTCCAACCACCAATTGGTGCAGGAATAGATGCTGTTCTTGCTGAAAACTTTTGACTTTGCATTATGAGCCGTAACCAGTATCAGGAATATTAGCGTATCCAATAAGCACTTTACTAGGATAAGGAGCAAAACTGAGTGTTGCACTACCTTTATCGTTTGCTTTTGCTACGCTTAAATACCTGTCGTAATCTTGTTGTAAAGACGTTGTATCAAAGTTCTTAATTTGAAAAAACTTGAGTTTAGTAGCAAGAACCATGATTGTGTCATCAAACAAACTCGTGTCTGTATCTGCAGTAAATGAGTTCTTAACATCGCCATTAGCTGCTTCAACCCATCCTTTTGATCTGTATTCATATCCTAAATACTCCTGTGTATTCATTACAGGCCATATTTGGAAATACTTACCTAGTATTCTCCAACGTACTCGTGGGCCTGTTGAAATGTAACCTGATTTGAGCCATTGCCATTGTTGAGCATCTTCTGGCCCAAGCATTTCCCAATGTTTCGTCTTATCCCATTGAGTTCTGTCAGTAATTGTTTCGTAATCAGAAGGTAAGTCATATTTCATCTGACCTAATGTTAATGTAACACCTACTCCTGTTGCTTGTGCTGGCTGATTTAATGTAACGCTAGAGCCATTAACTGATACAACAAAACAATCTTGTGGTATGCCTGTGCCTGTAACTTGCCATTTATTATCAACACCTGTTGTATTAGCTACGTTAGTTAAAACGTAAGAACCATTAGTAACATTGCCTGTTGTTGTAATTGCTTGAGTATAAAAACGATATTCTTTTTGAAGTATTCGCCAATCGTATTCTTTAGTTAAGTTATAACCAGCACGATTCATTAATGCCAATAGTTGTATAACTTCTTGAGAAGTGTTACCTGCAACATAAGTTGGTGCAACGAGTCCCAATTCATTTGAGACTTCTTGCATAAGAGTGAGCATCGTACTTGACATAGATTTCCTTTAAATGTATGCCAAGTATTCGGCTTTTCTATATTATAACAATTTATTCTACTTCTTCAACTTGTTTTGGTTTACGAGTTTTCTTTTCAGCCATTAAACTCATTAAAGATTCAATTTGTGCTTGTTGTTTTTGGAATCGTTCTTCAGATTCAGCTTTTAACTTAGCATTTTCTTCTTTTAATGCGTTTAATTCAGCTTCTCTAGCATTAACATCAGCACCTTCTTTAGCCATTTTTAAGAATGACTGTGCTTTTTCTCTAAAAGAATAAGGACTCATGCCTGCTAACATACCAATCTTTTGAATCGCTTGATCTGTTGCCATAGCAATCGATTCGACTGTATGAAACTTTAATCCACGCAGTTCTTCAGCTTGTGATTTAGTAATGAGTGGCCATTCTTTTAAAGATGTGCCTGAATAATTCTGTTCTTCGCCTTGACGATTGAGAAAACTAGCCCATTGTAAAGGAAAACGATTTTTATCAGAATCATACATTGGTCGGTCTATTTCTGTAAGAGCATCGCCAGGTACGGCAATTTTGATAAATACAACTTCTTTGAATATTGGTCTATTTTCTTCTAAAGTTTTGACCATATCTTGAACTTCACGCTTTTCAAACTTGACAGCTAATCTTGTGTCTGCGTTATTGATATCTGATTCTATTGCCATTTTAATTCTCCTAAGTGGTTAGGTTGTTAAAAGAAAGGAGTGACCTTGTGAGCCACCCCCTATACTACATTAAACAGATGCTTTTGAGAACCATCCGTAATCGCCTGACACCATAGCAGTAGCAGGAGATGTATAAGAACCAGCAGAACCTGTTGCTACAAATGTTGATGCATTAATTGTGCAAGTTGCTGTTGATGCCGTGATTGCTGCACCAGCTTTTGCAAAAACGTAAAGTTTACCATCAGAACCAAATACTTCTGAACCTAATGGGCCATTTACAGGAATTGCTGTACCAGCAGAGTTAGTATTGGTATTTGTTAGATTAACTAAGTCGATACCAGCCGTTGGAGTTATTGAATATGCCATGATA